GATCATGCAAGCCGAGGCTGCGCAGCTTGCGCAGACCATCGACTCGGACCTGATGGCGATGGCGCTGGAATTCCCGAACTGGGTCGGTACGCCGGGCCAGGATATCAACAGCGCGACGGACTACTTCGAAGGTCCGAAGCGGATGGATATCATGGCAATTCCGCAGACCGACCGCAACGGTGTTCTTTCGCCGATCGACTACTGGGCGCTCGCTGGTAACTTCACCAGCCTGTACGCGCAGAAGGAAGTCGCCGAGAGCGCGCTGGAACGGGCGAAGCTGCCGCTGATCGGCAACGTCCAGCCGTACATGACCCAGTCGGTCATCAATCTCGTCGCCGGCACTCGCGCCGCTGCGGGTGCGACGCAGGTAAACGGCGCAAGCCAGAACGTCGCTTACACCGACATCAACACCAACGATTACAAGCAGACCTTGCTCGTCAAGGGCCTGACTGCTGGCCACACCATCAAGGCCGGTGAAGTTGGTTCGATCGCCGGTGTCAACTTCGTCAACCCGCGGACCAAGCAGGATACTGGGATCGCATTCCAGTTCGTCGTCCTTGCCGATGCCGTGGCCGACGGTGCCGGGCTTGCTACCCTCACGATCGCCAACCCGATCATCACGTCGGGCGCGTACCAGACCGTGACCGCCGCCCCGGCCGACAGCGCTCCCATCACGTGGATGGGCACCGCCTCGACCGCCTACCGCCAGAACGCGACCTTCCACCGGTCGGCAATCGCTCTGGTGTTCGCCAAGCTGGTTACTCCGTTCAGCGGTGAAGCCAGCTACGCCACCGACCCGGAAACGGGCGTCAGCATCCGCTACTGGCGGACGTCCGACGGCACGAACGACACCCACCTTCACCGTTGGGACGTTCTGTACGGCGTGAAGAACGTCGATCGCCGCCTCGGCGTTCGCCAGAGCGGCCTCGCCTAAGGCGACCGCTGAAACCGGGGAGGGGCAGCCGCTACTCCCCAAGATACGAAGAGGAATGGTCCTATGACCGACGTTACTGCAAATGCCAATCCGTCCAACATCGCGGCTGTCACTGGCCCGGTGAAGGACAACGGCGAGGGGGGCAAGGTTTTCTTGCCCGCCAATCAGGTCGAATTTACGAACAACGGCCCGATCGCCACCGCGCTGACCTCGGCGTCGCCGTTCGGGTTCGCTACGGCGGATCAGGGCGACGATCTCGTTACCACCGTGAACCAGATCCGCGCGGGCCTGATTGCCCTTGGTCTGTTCAAGGACGCGACCGCCAACTCCGACTAATCACGATCGGTGACAACTGTGGGCCTCGGCTTCGGCCGGGGTCCATTCGTCAAGGAGAAATAGCATGACCTACGTTCATCAGGCTTGGCCGTCGTGGCGCTTTGGCCCGGATGGCGCTTCGCAAATCTTCGAAAGCGAAGATGAAGTGCCCGAAGGCTGGGTCGACAGCCCAAGCAAGCTGAAGGGCAAGAAAGCCCCGGCCGAACCGGCGACGCCGCCCAGCGCCGACAAGGCTGCCAAGATCAACGAACTCGTCGAGGGCAACAGCCAGACCGAACTGGTCGCTATGCTTGAGAAGATGCACGAAGCCGACGATAGCATCGAATTCGCTACGAACTGGCCCAAGGCCAAACTCGCCGCGACGATCGTCGATAACGGCGGGCCTCTGGAGGAATAAGACATGACCGTAACACTTGAGATCATTACGTCGGCATATCGTGAGAGCAATCTCATTGCCATCGGCGCTACCCCGACGACTGCGCAGATCGCGGAGGCACTGTCCCGCCTGAACGCCTTGGTCTCAAGTGTTTACGGTTATGAGGTCGGCGAGCCCCTCGGTGATTGGCCGATTGGCGTCGAGGGGGTCGTCGACTACTCCTATGACTGGACCTCTGACGTGTGGCCCTACCCCAGCGCCAACGTCCGCCTGATTGCCAACAGCACCGAGGCGCAGACCATCTATCTGCCGCCCACCCCATCGGACGGCGCGCGGGTCGCGATCATTGACCCCAATAGCCGCCTCACCGCAGCCCCGGTCACTATCGACGGGAACGGGCGCACGATTGAAAACGCCGCCAACGTGGTCCTCGATGCTAACGGCACGAACCGCATCTGGCTCTACCGGGCCGAACTAGGAAACTGGAGCCTTCTGTCGACCCTGACCGGCGCGGAAGGTGAGGACTTCCCCTTCCCCAACGAATTCGACGACTACTTCATCACGAAGCTGGCCATGCGCCTGAACCCGCGCTACGGTCGCTCTATCGCTCAGGAAAGCGCCGTGGAGATGGACCGCATCCTTGAAAAGCTGCGCGCCCGCTATCGTCAATACAAGGCAGTTCTTGGCGAGGACGGCCCGGCCATTCTCACGCGCGGCTATGGCACCTCCCGTAACGGAGCGCCGCAAGTCGCCAATCGTAGCCGTAGCGGGTGGATGGTATGAGCAAGATACCCCTAGCCAGAGCAGACCGCAGTCGCCGAGTCACGGCGGAGAGCGACGTTCTGCTCCGCAACCGCTTTATTGAGCCTAACCCGGTTCTTGCCGATGGATACTGCTACGTCCAGCGCCCCGGCCTAGCCCGGTTCGTTGATCTGGGCGAAGGCCCGGTGCGCGGCCTGTTCCATCAGCCGGGCACTTTCGGCGACGATCACTTTACCGCCCATGCGGACACGCTAACCCGCGTATCGCGCTACGGCGTCAAGACGGTAATCAGCACTGCCCTATTCGGGGCCGACTTTGGCTCTAACGTCTCCATGTGCTGCACGGGCGACGTCGGCACCATTCCGCCGTTCCTGTGGCTGGCCGATGGTCAGTATCTGTGGGTCTATACCGAAGACGGCTGGGCCAGCGGCACCCTCACGGCCACTGCCAATGCAGCGAACACCGAGACTGTACGCGTTGACGGAGTATACTACAAGTTCGTCAATACGTCCGTCGACGCTGGTACTCCTGCGGGTACGGCGGGCAGCCCGTGGCTTGTGAAGCTGGGGGTGAACGCGGCAGAGTCGCTGAGCAACCTATTCCACGCGATCAACGATAGCGACACCGGGGCGGTCGGCACGACCTACTCCACCGCGCTCACCGCTCATACAACCGCGATAGCGGCCAGCGCCACTAGCGATCACATGATCGTGCGGTCTGCAGACTTCGGCACGGCTGGCAACAGCATCATCCTTGCTGAGACGGTCGCCAACATGTCCTGGAGCGGGGCTACGATGAGCGGCGGCGGCAGCCCGGCCATGGTGCCGGTCGCTCTGCCAGCTGACTACGCGCCCGTCAGCGTTGGCTTCATCAACGGCTACGTAATTGTCGTGCCAGCCAAGAACCAAGGGGTCAACGGGCGCTTCTACTGGGTGGCCCCCGGTGAGACCTTTGTCGACTCGCTCAACTACGCGACGGCCGAGCGCAGCGCCGACCCGTGCTTCCAAGTGATCGTATTCGGCGACCAGTTCTGGCTGCCGGGGCAGAACACGACGGAAGCATGGTTCATGAGCGGCGACCCTGACGCGCCAGTCCAGCGGGTGCAGGGTGTCCTCTTTGAACGCGGCACTATACCCGGCACCGCCGTTCAGGTTAAGGACTCAATGGTAATCGCCGATAACGACGGCGGCGTCTTCAGGGTACAGGGTGGCCCGCAGCGTATCTCTACACCCGACATCGAAGAGCGTATCCGCAAGGCTGTCGCTCGCCAGAACTTCATTAATCCTTAGAGGAGAGCTGTCATGCTCCAGTGGTGCGATAACTTCAGCAACTATGGCACCGGCGCTGCCGGGGTCAACAATATGCTCGACGGTCTGCCGTATGCCGATATCGCCTACGGAGCCGGAAGCCAGCAGCTTCTCACCGACCCGGATGGCGTGGCCAGCGGGCGGGTCTTTGTCGTGTCTGGCACGAACAATAACAGCAATCTGCTGGACACCCGGCTGGCGCTGCCTACCCCGCATAACAAGATTGGCATGGGCGCGCGGTTCTACCGCACCTTGCTGCCAGCCACCGACGGCACACGGCCCGTCATTATGGGCTGGCGCACTGCCGCGAACGCCCGCATGTACGACCTGCTCGTAGAGGCGAACGGCGCTATCGCTATGTACAACGCGGCGGGCGCTCTGGTTGCCTCCACCGTGGTCCCCATCTTCACGACTAATACGTGGCAGCATATCGAAGCCGTTATAGACAGCACGACCGGCCTCTTCGAAGTGCGCCGCGAGGGCGTCACCGTGCTTACAGGTACCGCGCCCATCATTGGCTCCAACATCGGCATCGTCAGCTGGACCAACCGCCAGAGTTACAACAGCAACACTTCGGTCACCTTCTACATGAAGGACCTGACGATCTGGGACGACCTTGGCTCGTACAACAACGATTTCATGGGTACGGTATCCGTCGTAACTTGCTCGGTCACCGCCGACGAGTCCAACTCTGGCTGGGTTCCCAGCACCGGGGCGGACCTGTACGCCACGCTCGACGAGGCCACCCCGGCCGATACGGACTACATGAGCGCCGCTGCGGCTGCCGCCTCGGCCAAGTTCACGCTGACCGACCTGCCCGCCGATATCACTAGCGTCCGCGCAGTGCAGACCATGGTTCGCGCCACGAAGACCGATGGCGGCGACGCGAAGCTGAAGGTCGGCCTGTTCTCGGTCGCGGAGACTGACTTCGGCGCCGACCGGCCTATCACCCCGTCGATGACCTACTGGTGGGACATCAGTGAGCAAGACCCGCACACGTCCGCGCAGTGGACGCCCGGCACCTTCAACGACGCGGCGCTGGTAATCGATCGGACTGTCTAACATGACGGATATTCAATCCACACAGGCGTTCGCGCTGGCGGTGTCAGGGGATGGGGGTTCCTTAGACGCCGCCCAAGCGTGGACGAACGTCGTCATCAACTACCCCTCGAGGCAAGTTGATGTAGGTCTCGTTCAGGCTCTGCTGCCCTTTAGCCGCACCGGCACCGACGACCCCGTGAAGGTGGCCAGCGCCTACGCCATGGTCGTCGTTCGCGGCGTACCCGACTGGCCAATCTCGCGGGCGTGGACCTACACGTTGGAGAATGACTTCTATGTCCTCAGCACGATGAACGAGACGTTCGTCTGCAATCTGTCCGTAGACCCGCCATCTTGGGCTATCTGGGGAACTGGCGACGACCCCCGCTGGCGCGCGTGGATCGGGAAGCAGTGGATTGCGAACCTGCCGTACGAAGAAGCCTATGGCTCCAACGTACTCGTGGGCGACAAGGCTCTCGGCACGTTGTTCTTCCTCAACCCTGAGAGCGCCACCGACGAGTCGGCTGACTTCAGCATCAGCGCCGTAGTCCCGTTTAAGCGGGTAATCACCGGGCAGATCGCCATACGAGGTCGCGCCTATGCGGGTTGCCCCGGCGTTGAGGTGACTGGCAGCACCGGCGATCTCCACAACGATCAATACGCCGACGTTGAATTGCTTACGTCAGATGACGAGGGCGCAACGTATGACTCACAAGGCATCCGCACTGTCGTGTCGGGTGACTACACTAACCGTCTTGACTGGTACAGCTTGGGCAGCATGAGAGCGCCCGGTCGCCTGTTCCGCGTCGTGGACTACGGGGCGCTAACCCGCGTCGATGATTTGGAGATGCCGGATGGCGACGGTCAAGACACTCCAAAATCTTGAACTACACACTGAGATAGTCGATCCGCAGACGGGGAGGCCTAATCAGTACTTCCTGCGCTTGTTTCAGGCGCGGGCGCAGGACCAGCTTGCGCGCGTACCCGGCGAGCGTAAGATCGGTACTCTTATGGGCAGCGGGCTGGAGGGCGGCGGAGACCTTACGGCTGACCGTGAACTTTCGCTAACCGATACGGGGGTAACGCCCGGCACCTATGTATCCGCCACCGTTACCGTAGACGCGCAGGGACGCATCACATCGATTGTGGCTGGCGGCACTAGCTACAAGGTGCCGTTTGGGTTTGACACGCCCACCCCGGCGGCTAACGAAGTGATGCTGCTCCACACGTTCGTCAGCACGGTTATATTCGCTGACGAGTGGGCTGGCTCCTACG